AGATCAATAGCTGTACCGGATGAGTGGCACGATAGTTTGGTCGGATTACCCCTAACCATCCTGTACGCATATGCCCAGTCGTCAAACGTACCCTCATCAATCGGCTCAATCAGCTCGTGAAACTCCGCAGCAAAGGCGGCCAAGAGAGGCCCAACACTCTCGGCGCACCTTAGCTTACGATCCGTACCCTTCACAGGGTAGGACTTTATACCGATCTCGGCCGGATCTTTAGATGCCGGGTATCCGTTATAACTTGTAAGCATTAAAGGCCTAGCGCTGCTAAATCGTCTACATCCAAACCTAGAGCCTCGAGTTTGGCTAGTGCGGCGGCTTTAGCTGCTTCGGCTTGCGCTTGTGCATTTTTCTTACTTGTTGCCTCGGCTTCGTCGATAGCTAATTGCGCTAATTCATCCGCGTTCATATCGCGTGTAATTTCCTCGCCTGTCGCAACATTGACGATAGTTATTTGTGTCATTTAATTTACTCCGTAAAGTATGTAGTTACCTGTCATTGTGGCCGAGCCGCCACCTGATTTTATTGTAAGTGATGTAATAGCTGCGGTAATTGCGGCGGTATTAGAATAAGAGGCTTGGTATGTAGAGTATTGACTCGACGTATTAAAATAACTTCCGCTACCCCTTGCTGAAAGCACGCCAGTAGTGTTTGTATAATCGTAAATATCTAGTACCCAATGATTTAGTGTTGAGGTAAAAAGTGGATCGGCTGTACCGTTGCCGTAATAAATACCATTATCATTTATAACCGATCCGTTAGCTGAGGTTGCGTTATTTTGTCCGTAAGAGGATCGTGTGTAATTATTTAATACGGAGTTATAACGGATAGAAAATCCCTCATTTGAGCTAAATGTGGTTGCCCACATTACTAACTGCAAGTGTTTATAAGTGCCCGGAATTGATGACAAAGTTACGGCGGCACCGCTTAAAGTACCACTTGCTATTACTGTCATACCACCGCTTGCCGGAGTAGCCCACTTCAATCCCGTGGCCTCGGCTGAGTCTGCGGTCAATACGGTGCCATTAGCTCCAACCGCTAAACGTGCAAAAGTGTCTGCACCTGTCCCGGGTACTAAATCACCTTTAGCATCGATAGTGGTAGCCATTGAGTTAGTAACTGTTACGGTGCCGGATGTACCGCCGCCACTAATACCTGTACCTGCGGTAACACCGGTAATATCACCGGCCGCATCTGTGACCCAAGTAAAGTCCATATCGGTATTGGATGCCTTAGAAAGCACTTGTCCTGTCGTACCGCCCTTTAAATCAACCATCGACGCATCGATAGAATCTCCAAGGGCTTCGATAGCCGTAGCTCCATCTTTAACAAGATCTGTCGAAGTTGGAACGGGCCAGTTAAAGTTCGGGGTGACCGTTGCCATTATGTTAAACCTCCAAAAGCGTTCTCCCAGATAAGTGTAGCGTTTACACCTGTCCAAATCAGGTTAGACGGGCTAACCGTTGCCCACTGTGGCGCTACCAGTGAGAAATCTGTAGGGCTGAGCGTGAGCGTAATGTCCACGAATTGAGGCGTTGCACGGATAGCAAAGCCCTCTAAGAATCCATTAAAGGACCCGTTAAACATATTGATGGGTAGATCATTAATAACGATCGGCTCACCAAAGAATACGTTAATGAGCTTATTGCGCTCGGCATCGGGCAGGTCTGGGTTGTCTAGGCGAAAAGTAATACTTTGTAGCTGCTCGCGTGGGATAGCCCGAAGGCCCAGTTCGCGGTCCATTACATCCTCAACGTCGGTTAGCTTGTCTAGGTTAGAGCTAAAGCTGCGCTGGTACCTGCCGTACGTGGCGATGGAGGCTGCATCCAGGGCCGTGGCCTGTGAGGAGTAATTGTTGCCATAATTAAATACCAGGGAATTGCGAATCTTGCCGATCTGTAAAATAGATTTGACCGTTGTCGGTATCGCGTAATTGGCAGATAGTGTCGTATACCCATTAGCTGATAAATAGGTTGTCCGAGCATCGGCATCGCCATAACAAACCCGTCCGGCTTTATCCTCGTATATATTTCCGAGTGCGCTTTGTGCAATTTGAGCGCAGAGGTTGTAGCTGCTAAACGGATCGGCTGAGCGTGGAATCATCTCGTATAAGCCAGGTTGGTCAATTTGTCCAAGGCCTACATTCTCAGCATTTGCCCAGGTTGTCGTAGGGTCATAATCAACCCACTCCAGCGCCGGCGCTACTTCATTCCAAGAGTTAATAAGTAAATCGTTTAAAATGTCATAAATCTGGTCGCCGTCATAGTCTTTAGAAAGGGCATCTGGAAACAAGGCTTTGGTTAATTTGGCCAGGGAACCAACGGCCAATATATTACCGATTGTTACAAACCCGACCTCTTCAGGCGAGCGGACAGATATACCAAAGTCCGATACGGTGCCACCGAATACAGGCACGTACGTACCGGAGCTATTTTTTAGCTCTAAAGTCAAAATATCGGTGACGTCAATATCGAAGGCCGTATTGTCTATGTTTACGATTTCCATACGGGCATAGCCGGCGTTGCACTGCAGATCGATATCATCGCGACCCGTTGCCATATTTACGCTAAGTACGTTGGTGTAGACCGTGGTACCGACGGTTATACGCCATTCAGGAAGCCAGGTACTCATACCGCTATGTAATTTCCTGAGCCGCGATTGACGGATGTACCACGATAACTGGATTGGTTAAGTACGTCCTCGACGGCACGAGCGATGGCTTCCGGGTCACCAATACCAGACTCGATTTTAACGTTTATATTAGTTGTCGCGTATTGTCCTAATGGTCCAGACATTAGTGCCGCTTCGTCGGCTGCATTTTGTAAATCTAATAAATCAGCGAAGGCATTAGCCCGAGCCGCAGCCGAATCGGCGTATTCTATGATTGCATCAATAGAGCCGCCCTTGGTACTAATAGGCGCAATATAATCGCCTGGCGTAATACCGCTACCAAGCGAGCCGCTTGTCGGTACTCCTACCTTGCCCAATAGGTTTATATATTCTTGTAACGCCTTGAGTCGTGCATCGTCTGCTGCCTTTTGCGCTGTGGCAACGCGATCGATCATATTTAACTCTTCGGATTCGCGAAGCTTGCCAAGGACCGTAGCCGCGTTTGATGTCTTGCTAAGTGAGGCAAGCTTGGCGATTTCTGTGAGTTGAATCTGTACGCGCTCGCTGTAACTTTCCTTGGCAGCCAATTCACCGGCAGCGGTAATGGCAGCGTTGTATTTACCGAACGCAATTTGGCGAGCGTTCTCCTTATCGCCTTCAGCCATCTTAGACTTATCAATAGCAGTTAATTCATTTAATAGCTGCGTATTAATAGCCAATAGCGCGGCATCGCTAATCTGCTTGATGCCAGCCAATTTAGCCAGATCAGCGTTCTTTTGGAAGTTAGCCAGTTCTCCTATCTTCTTTAATGCCAGTTCGCCGTTCTCATCCTCGATAGCCATAAGAGCCTCAAGGCGTAACAAGGTCTCTTTGTCATAGGTTGCCTTTAATGCCGCCGCAATAGATACCCGGGTCGTATCAAAGACTGCCGCAGCCTTGGTTAGAGCTAACTTATTCTTTTCGGCTAACTGGGCTTTCTTTTGTAATGCGATTAATTCCTTTTGGCGCTTTAAGGCTTCCTTGTCCATTTTGGCCTTTTCCGCATTGGCCTGAAGGTTCTTAATATCCTGCGGTACGCCCTGTGGGAATCCACCCTGGCGGCCTAATAATAGATCGACCTGAGTTCGTAAGTTGCCAATGGAAAAGGTACCAAGGTAATTCTTTAATCCTCTGAAGGCATTTTCCAATACCCCAGCGCCCGGGATGCTAGAGAATAGATTGCCTAATTCTTTCGTTAGGTACGCCGTATTAGTAATAAGGCCCGAAATTGAATCAGCAGCGCTGTCCACCTTGGTAATTAATTTATCCATACCACCGGATGAAGTACCCAATGCAGCTACTAAAGATTGACCTATCTGTTCGCTAGCTTGTTCTGCCGCAATTTTAAGGCGATTAACCGAACCGGCATATGAATCAGCCGCGTTTTTAGATTGACCTGCGTATTGTGCAGCGATTAGCTTCTCGATTTCGAGATATGACTTACCGGATAACTCGGCGTTTGTTAATCCTAGGTTTAACTGCTTTAGGCCTTTTAGGTTACCTACGTACGCCTGACTTAGGATTTTCGTAGCTGATACCAGATCCATACCCGTACCGGCGCTGATATCCATCGCGGTATTTAACATCGATTGCGCAATAGTTGTAGATCTGGTTACCTGGGCTAATTGAATAAATGAAGGTTGAAGTACATCACGATTGACACCGGTAGCCTTTTCCACGGCATCGATATAGCCCTCTGCCTCAGCGGTCGCAAAGGAGAAGCCTAAGTTACGTAATGCCTGGTCTAAACGCTTTGCCTCGGCTATCTGTTCGCCGTACGCAGCTACAGCTTTCTTTGAATAACCTAGTAGGGCAGCGGCGCTAAAGGTTATGCCTAGGGTTCGACCCAAGCCTTTAACGGTTTTACCAAAGGCATTGATCTGCTTCTCACCTTTGGTGA